TGTTGTATTAATGCCTCAAGATACCAACGTGCTTTCTTTAGATCTTCTATACCATTCTTATATCTCCAACGATGAAGATACTTAGCTATGTTGCCCCGAAGGTAGCCAGTGTATTCATCATCCGATAGAAAATCTTTTATGTATTCTATGCATTCTATTCTACCTTTACCATAATGAGGTGGACTATTTACATAGTCCTCCACATCATCAAACAATTCAGAAATTTCAAATTCTTCTTCTTGTTTAGCCATGTTACACCTCTATAAGTTCTGCTTCACCGTAAGGAATGTGAAAGAAGTATTCATATCGTCTAGCATTAGCTAACCATATTTCTTTTGAACACTCTTCAGTAAGTTGAAAGTCTTTTATTCTCCATGCTTGTTTACAGTCACTACGTATGACATAGAAGTTACAATAAGTATTGTCACCCTCTACTTTCTTGTACTTGTTTATAAGCCTGTACTTTCTGTAAGGTATACGTATCTCTTTCCATTTAGGATTCCAATCACCTGTCCATTGGTTCTTCATCTCTACTTCAGAGTAATACATACCATCATTCTTCTTACTCTTTATGTCAAAAGAAAAGTCTTCCTCTGTATCAAGGATAGTATGCCCATGACTTTCTAAGTAATTTGTTATTGTTGTCTTAGCCTTACTGTCATTCTCTGCGTATGATTGAGGTTGAAACTTTCTGTAATATGATCCTTTAATTGGTTGTAACATGGTATCTCCTTATGTTAAATCTACAATTTCACAGACATCACCAGAGCAAGCCATCGTCTGCATAGCTACGGTGTTATCTTCTTGTTCGTACTCTGATAGTTTAGACCAGTCAATCTTATCTGGCATACATGATAGTAGCATTTCATAGTCATGCTTACCACAGTCTTGGTATGGTGCTTGTTGATAAGTGTGATCGGAGTGTGGTAGAAATGACACACCGGACATCTCATCAAAGTGTTTGTAAACAAATGCGCCAACGTCCATCCACTCATCATCTCTGACTGAGATAGTTACTGATGGCTTATGCTCACACCATGATCGTTGATAAGTAAGCCACATCTCTAGTTGTTCTATGGCTGTCATATCGTTTCTAGTAATAGCTTTGTTGGGAGACTTTACAGGAAAACTAAACACTGTAGTTGTATCTCCCTTGAATACACAAGGCTCATTCGGTATACCTTGATCCTTCATGAACTGTGTTAGAGGATCTTTGTTGTCACCCCTCACTGTTCTCACATAGTAGTTACTGTGTCTTGCGTGTATTCCAGAGGCACTGTCAACAAGTTGACTGACTGTTCCGCTGGGTTTGACGCAGGTGATAGATGTACTCTGTGGTATGCCAAGGCGATTAGAATAGTCAAGGTTAGTGCTAACAGCAACTTCTCGTAAATGTTCAAGAGTCTCCTCCAATCCTTTGTTCTTAGATGTTAATAGTTTATTATCCATTATTCCAGTGAGCGACACACCCAACAGTCGTTCCTCTTCGGTATTTCGTTGCCACACTTTTCGCAGATATGGAAACTTAGTGAAGGAAGACTGAACAGTNCCAAGAATAGTTGCCAGTTTAACTTTACGCTCAAGATCATCCACTGTATCTGTTCCCCTAACCACAACTTCAGTGAGGTTACANAACTGGTAAGGCCGTAGAATAATTTCTGAACAGGGGTTAGTACCAAACTCATAGTTAGGGTCACGCCTACCATACTTTTCAGCTTGTTTCTTAGATGCTTCACGATTAAATATCCCTCTTTCACCGGACTTACTCTCAACTAGAGCAGTCCATTCTCTCATAAAAGTTTCTATGTCAGGTCTCTCTGTATAGGAAACAGAGTTGTTAGCTAGTGCTCGATGTGCTGCTGTCTCCCACCACTGCCCTGACTTTGCATGACGCATACGGTCATCACTAAGGTTAGACAGAGAGATCATAGCACTACGTCTGACACCACCTACAACAACGATCTGACCTATGAAACACATCAGGTCATGGCATTCCATAGACGACAGCCTACGTCCTTGTGCAGCCTTAAATGTTTGTACACTAAAGTTAAACAATTCAACTAGAGGTGCAGGGCCACTAGCTCTACCACCAAATGTTTTTAGTTTAGCACCTGCAGGACGTACACGAGAGACATCCCACTGTGGTATCTCACCTGCCCAGAGTAAAGCTAGTAGCTGACGAAAGGCTTTAGCCCAACCCTCTTTACTATCCTTAACAACTATCATTGTCTCACTCTCGTACAGCTCAGGTACTTCTGGTAGCTGTTGTATAAACTGACGTTCAACACTGAAGCCTACACCAGTACCACAGAGTAAGATAAACATAGCCTCATCAAAAGACTTAGGGTCATCTACTGGTAGGTAAGAGCAGTTGTAACCTGCTGTGTTGTCCCTATCTAAAGCTGGACCTGCAGTCATCATAGCTCTCATGCTAGGCATAACTTCTAGGCTAAGTATAGCTTGTTCTATTTCGTTTGTTGTTTGCTCATCAACTTTTGTATGAACAACATTAGATATGTATCTGCTTACTGTTTCGGGCCAAGACTCTCGACCCTTACCGTCAAAGTATTTTGCATACCTAGACTTATGTATGAATGCTTGGTAGTCCGTTGGTAAATAATTATTCATTTGTCCTCTCCTATATTTGTTGGTGCGTACACCTCACCATTATATTTACTTCCTGTTGCACCTTTACCTGTCTCTACTCCACTGTTACATTTAAAAACTACAAGTAGTAGAAAGAATATAGCTACTAATGTAGTTCTCTTTGACCAAAGTATAAACAGTTCAAATGTTTTGTTTGCTTCTATCTCTGCTGATTCTCTTGGTGTCATTCAGGTATAGTCCACGGATAACAAGGCACAATACTTTGCTTACAATACTTTGCGTTGTCTACCAATAGAACTGGAAGTATGCATATAACAAACACACAGAATAAGAATGGCCATATTAAACCTTTCATCTGTTATCTCCTGACCCTGATATCACACCACGTTCTAGTCTATCTTTTAGTTTTTTAATATTGTTGTTGGCTATATCTTGCATATCAATATTTAAGTCTCTACACAATGCGGCAATGTACCACATACAATCTCCTACTTCATCAGCAATAGCTTCTCTGTCAAACTTACCATCACGTAGTATCTTTTTTACTTTGTTCGCTACCTCTCCTGCTTCTGCAGCTAGTCCCAACGCAGGGTAGATTACTGCATGTTCTTGTTTATATATAGCTGTACTTACAGCTGCTCTTTGGTAGTCATTCATTTGACTTGAATTAAATATTTCAAAAGCTTCTATGTCATCTTTACTTATCATATGTTACCTCACACTCTATTACTTTTGCATCATCTATGTCGTATAAATAATTTTTAACTAGCTCAGATATTACCTCAGTATTATCACCGGAAGTCTCTAAAAAGTTTGCATCTGGATATACTTTTAATCTAATATTAATCTCAAACTCCATAACGAACCCCTAGTTATATCCATACATGGTAGTCATGTCAATCTCTAATGGCTCGATACTCTTTTTAAAATGAGATTCCCATTCGTAAGCATCTTCAAACTCTTCAAACCAAAAGTTATCATCCGACATTTCACCATCTACTTCTGTCCTACAAACCATGTACCAGTTAGCACCATCAGGTGCTTCATCTGGGTATTCTTCTGTACTCGTTGGACCTTCTATTACGTCCCATATTTTAACTATCATTATTATTACCCCAGTATTTTAACAAGTTCATGTAATGATCTAAGCCTACCATAACTACCCAAGGCTTACGATCTGATCTATAACAAACTACAGGCTCACCTTTACCATGAGCTTCAGCTTGTTCTATGTAGTCATACACAGTCTTCAGTGCAGACTTTCTTCTTTTAACTTCTATTGTTATTGGCATCTTTTTTCTAGCTGCAGGTGATAGCTGAATGTCTTCACCAGTATCTCCCATAGTAGTAGACCTAACATCATCAGGTTCTAGATCAGGAAATGTTTCCAGTATCTTATCTCTGATTTCATTCTGTCCAGTTCTACCTTTTGCTTTTGCTGCTCTAGACATAATTAATTACAACCAAGATGGTTTTTTCATCACAGTATAGTCACCCCAATCTGTACCATAATTAGAGTCTTTCTCTGCCTTTGCAATGGTGGCTAAGGTTTTGTGTAATTGATTCATACCCCAACGCATGATGTCAGAACCCATAACATGTAAGTGAGAAACATATGGTGCAGTTTTTTCACAGGCGATAAAAGAAAATGTTTTTATATCATATCCAGCTAATTTACATGTGTAGGCATAGTGAGCACCTTGTAAAAAGTATCCATANTTTAAACACTCTTTTAAGAATCCGTTAGGACTGGCGTCTTGTGTTGTCTTAACATCATAAACTGTTTGCTCTGATTCAATCATTAGATCGGGTCTAGTCTTAAGTATAAGACCTGAGACAGGATCTTCTACAAAGATACTTATCTCGTTTAATCTCTCTGGATTATTAAGGTGGGATGCGCAGATTGGATTTTCTAATGCACCTCTGGTGATACAGTTAGCTACATTATATTCTACCTCTGTTAGAAGTATTTGATCTTCAGTAAGATTTTCTTTTAGGGTTTTAAATGCAGCACTAGCTTTAGTCTTTGGACCTTTTACAACTAGGTTACGTTCTTTCTCCAAGAGGTTGGCATGTACAGCACTTCCTAATGCAAAGGCAGGATTGTTTGAGTTACGTNTTTCACCCTTCCAATGTGCCAGTGACTTTTTATAGACAGCTTTNACTGCACTGGAAGATATACCATNTGTCATATGGTAATCTTGATTAGACATATTTGCTATTATTTTTTTCATTCTGTATCCTTAAAAGGTGGCTCCCCGAAGGGAGCCTAGTTGTTTTTGGAGGAGGTTAAAACAACACTTCGCTTTGTGTTTCTTCTTGAGCCGCAGGTGGTGGCGAAGTATCATCCCCTGCAGTGTCTGCTATGTAGGCAACATGGTCAACAACTTTGACCTTGTCTAACCTAGTACCGACAATATTAGGTCGGCTTGTGTCGTAAACGGACAGCTCTACTT